ACGCAAAAGCACCAATGGAATCACACGCAACACGAGCAGTCTTCAGCTTTGCACATCCGCTAAAAGCATACTTTCCCCACGTTTTCACGCTGGCTGGCACAGTGACTTCTGCAATGGCGGTGTGATAAAAGGCATATGACTGAATCGCAGTAACTGCCTGCGGAATGGTAACAGAAGTCAGACCGGCGGTATAGCCGATTGCAGCATCTTCCTGTGCAAAAGCAGAATCACCAATGCTGGTCAGTGTAGCTGGAAGAGATACCGTTTCTGCATTGGCACAATGATAGAACAGGCGGTCACCCAGACCAGTAATGCCATTGCTGAGTACAATTTTTTTGATCTGGCCATTTTGATAGAACACAGAATCATGAAAGGTATAATCGTAGGTTGCACCCGTGCCATACAAAGCCGCTTCTCCGTCATCGCAAATTGCATAATATACATCGTCCCCACATTGTCCATACTGCAAAATGGTTCTGCCGGAAACCTGTTCCAATTTGGCTTTGATTCTGTCGAGTTGGTCTTTTCTGGATTGCAATGTATCTTCTTTGCCCTGTATGGAATTTTTCAAGAGACCTAATTTCCAACTCGCAGTATCCAGCAAGCTCAAATTCAGGCTTCCTTGAATGGGATTTGGCTCTTCCGGAAGATTCTGCAATTTCTCCAGAGCAAGAGCAATATTTTCTCGCACATTCACGCCCCAAAGATTGCTTTGAATTTCCTGCAATTCAGTTGTAATTTCAACTTCTGCCATTAAGCATACACCACCCACTTATTTGCAATTTTTTGCAATGCAGAACACTGTTCTTCAAGTTCCTTAATTTTGCTATTCAATGCTTCTTGAGCATTTTGCACTTCTGCAATAGTATTATAAACTTCTTGGATTACTGTATTTGTCTCTGTAATTTTGATCTCCATTGCAGCAACCGATTCGTTTGCGGCGGTGACATCATCGCTGGATGCTGCCTTGCCTGCCAGCGTTTCCATGCCGCTTGCAATGTTGGTTCGTAGCTCTGAACCACTGCTGGTTTCTCGAATGACTGCAATATTACTGGAAATATCAATCATAGAATCGCTCCTTTACGTTGCATAACGTTTTGCTGCTCCCTGCAATCGTCCTAAATCTGTATCCATATAGGGTGCGATGCCTTTCGAAACGGCTTTTCCATCCAGGTTGACAGTGCTATTCACAGACACCCCTTGCATAGCGGATGCAATGCCTGTAATCAGGCGGTCATAATCGATGAAAACAACCTGCGAAGCATCGGCTCGTGCGGCTTCCTGTGCATATTTTTTGCTAATGTCATGCGGAATAACTTGCGAACCATTCGGCAGGTTGACAAGTTCCCCTCGTCCACCTTCGTTCATGATAGCAAAGCCGCCTGACCAATCGTCAGTACCATGTGCCAGATAATCGACATATCCAATGGATACGCCTGGGATGGCGTTGATAATATCAATTGCAAAATTCAAGCCATCGACGAAATTATTGATTAAGCTTTTTGCTCCGCTGATTAAATTGTCAAAAGCCGTTCCAATGCCGTCAAATATGCCGCCGACAAAGTCGGACAAGCCATTCCAGAGGCTTTCAATGCCATCCAAAACGTTTTCAAAAATGCCCTTTACCGTATTCATGACACTTCGGATTTTATCAGCAATGCTGTCAAAAATACCGGAAATCGTCTCTTTTAAGTTGGAGAAAAATCCAGAGACAGCATCAATGATGTTGGAAACCGTTTCTTTTGCGGCTTCTGCTTTTTCGGAAATCCAATCTTTAATTGCAGAAACAATGTTTTGAATCGTTTCTTTGATGCTTTCAAATAGGGCAGAAACAATTGCAATTGCCAAGTCGATTTTCTCTTTGGTCTCTTCTACAGTATTTACAATCCAATCTTTTACAGTTACAACTGCATTTCCAATCCATTCGATTGCAGATTGAATCCACTCCACAATAGAAAGTGCTGCTTTCAAAATCCATTCTACGATTGGCGTCAATGCTGTTATGAGGTCGCTGACAAATTGCAGAACCCAATTGATGATAGGCGTTATGATGGGAAGTAAAGCATTCACAACTTCCATTACCACTTCAATAATTTTCCCAATGATTGGAATGAGATTTTCTGCGATAACGCCCACAATCTTTGTAACAGCTGTCATCAGGGTTTCAATCGTAGGGGAAATTGCTTGAAACAGCTCACCGAGCTTTGTTCCAAACTCTTGAAACAGCGGTTTTAACGTATCGATTACCGTTTGTATAGCAGGCAAAATTCCAGAAAAAAAATCGGAAACGGTATTCCGAAAATCTTCACTGGTTGTATAGCAATAAATGAATCCGGCTGCTAAAGCTGCAATTGCTGCTACAACAAGGAAAACTGGCGTAGACAATCCGCCAAGAACAGCAGAAAGTTTAGAAAGCATTCCAAAGCCGCTGCTTAAAGTGGAAGCAACTTTCCCGATTCCGGAAATTGCTGTGCCGACAGCAGAAACTGCCTTTCCGGCAACCATCAAAGAAGGACCAACTGCCGCTGCTGCCGCTGCAATTTTCCCGAATGGTACGCCGGCATCTTGTAGCTCTTGAAATTTCTGCCAAAGGTCATCCACCTTATCCACGACTTTGCCTATCGTTGTCTGTACTGTTGTAACGTTTTCAGAAATAGGGCTGAACAGCTCTGGCTGCGTTAACTCTTGCAGCTTTCCAATAATGGCATCTACCACGCCAGTGATTCCGTTTTCATTGAACCCAGCGGTCATGTCTGCAAATAAATCTGAAATTGTATTTGCCGCCGTTTGAATCATCGGAAGTAAAGCAGTCCCAATGGTAATTTGAAAAGATTCAATCGCACCCTGCATATTCTCAATTGCACCGCCAACGCCATCTTTCATCTTTGCCGCTGCTTCTTCCGATGCACCGTCACAATTTTTCAGGCTATCTGTCATTTTGTCAATCGTTCCCGGCGTTGCGTTCATCATTGCTTGCAGTCCGGAAAGAGATTCTGTGCCAAACATCGTTGCGAGTGCCTGTTCTTTTTCTTCATCGGTCAAATCCGCAGTGGCTGTCTGTAAATCAGATACAATCGTACTAATGGATTTCATTTTGCCTTCGGAATCGTAAAAAGAAATACCGAGCTGCTCCATCGCTTCTCGTGCTTCGTCTGTTGGTTTGGACATAGAAACAAACATTGCACGCAAGGTTGTACCGGCTTGAGAACCTTCTAACCCAGCATCTGTCATAACACCGGTTGCGGCTGCTAATTCCTCCATGCTAATTCCCAAAGAAGATGCTAACGGTGCAGCATATTTGAACGCATATTGCAAGTCGGATACGCCAGCGGCAGATTGATTCGCAGACTGTGCCAACACATCTGCTACATGGGTCGCATCACCAGCACTGTCTCCAAATGCGTTCATTGCGTTGGAAACAGTATCCGCTACCAAAGACAAATCTTCTCCAGAAGCTTCCGCAGCAGAGATAATCCCAGGCATATCAGCGATAATCTGGTTTGCATCGCTGCCCTTTGCTGCCATTTCTGTCATGGCTTCTGCTACTTCGGAGCTGGAAAGTGAAGTGCTTGCACCCAGTTCCAATGCAGATCCCCGAAGGGCTTGCAGTTCTTCATCCGTTGAACTGGAAATTGCTCCAACTTTTCGCATTTGCGTGTCAAAGTCAATCGCAGAATCCGTTGCTTTTTTTAGTCCAACTGTTGCCAATCCAGCGGCTGCCGTTTCTACGGCGGTAATTTTTCCGCCAAGGCTGCTCAGATTATCTCCAGCCGATTGCAATCCGCTGCCAATGGATTCTGCCGATTTTCCAACAGATTCCAACGCCTTACTTGCCTTATCGGAAAGGTCAGAGATGGTATTTAATGTGCTTTTGGCAGTAGAAACAATGCTTTTTATCGCATCAGGGACTTTAGAAGCCGCTGATTGAATTGCAGAAAATGCGGATTGGAACACGTGTTCTACAGTTCCGGCTACCGCAGATGCAAACGGCTTAATGGCGTTAATTTCTGCTGAAATAGTCTGGAATGCCTTGGATTCAGAAACCGTTCGCTGAATGGAATTTTTGAGAGCTTCTATTCCCGTTTTCGCCTTTTCTGCTGTTGAAGATAAGATTCCAAGAGCCTTGTCTTTTGCCGCTTCTGCTAGTGACTTCATCTGAGATGCAGCAGACTGAATTGGCGAAATTAGCTCTTTCATTTTTGTTTCCAGATTTTGCAAAGCAGTTCCGGCAGTACTGTTTTGGAATGCTTGCATCATCTGCTCTATTTGCGTTTTTATTTTTTGAATAGTAGGAGATGCCGCTGTCCATTGTTGAAATCCATCAGCAAGAGCGGCAATATCTTCCTTTGCGGATGCTGATGCCGTTTTCACAGGTTGCATGCTGGTGCTAAGCTTTTCTGCCATGCTTTCCGCTTTTTTTGTTGCGGTATTGATATTGCTTACAAAACCTTTGATGTCTGCTGTAATTTTCGCAGACAGCGTATAATCTGCCATACACTCACCCCCTCGCTACTATTTTTGCAATCGAATCCAAAGAGCCGTTCAGCGTTACCTTGCACTGCGTTGGGTCATCCAGATGGATTTCCAATTCTTCAATCGTCATCCATTCGTCAATTCCGAGTGGCGTATAAACCACTTTCACTTGAAAACCAGCCTGCAAGCACTCCACACCATCTTCCACTAGTCCCAAATCCACTGCGGATACGGAAAAAGTTGCTTTGGGTTCTTCCAACGCCAGTACATGGGCAACCACGGCTTCTCGTTTGGTATATTTATCTGGGTTACTCTCGCTAAACGAGAAGTTCACTTTTCGGACAATTGGTCCGTATTTGTTCAGCAAATATTGATTGAAAGCTCGTGATGCTGGATATTCACGATTTGACATATAATAATCTCCGAACTTTCCGCCGGTGAACCAAACAACGATGTTGCTCGGTGTAATTTCCGCATCATTTCCACCAAAAAAACTGAATGATGCGTATGGCTTTATATCTATGTTTCGGCTTCCATCGCTATTGAAGTCGGATTCCGTCACCTCTGGATAAATCATTGCTTCCGTAGCGTCTGATTCTCCAGTAGTGTTATCCGCATTAGAACTCGACACTGGAACAACTCCAGTATAAAAATCTTCTGCTATATAAGAAGAAGAAACATCTGTGATATTGTTGCCAAGTTCCAGCTTTTGTGTCTTAATTGGATGATTGCTTGGGTCTCGATAAGCGTACCGAACGCAGCCAGTGTGCAGAACGTCTGTCAGTGGTTCTTTTTGCGTGTATGGGTCTACAACTTCTGCTTGAAAATTGCCGCCAAAATAGTCGATGATTCGAGACTGCAATAGCTCCATTGCTGTTTCTGCTTGTGTCCAATAACGCGCAAAAGAAACGTTGTTTATGTAGTCAAATCCGTTGCCATCTGGTTTCAAAACTTTTGTTTTGCAGGCAGAATCTTCATAAACCACGCCATAATATCCGTTATTGTAGTCCACCTGCGGGACGCAAACTTTTGAACCTTCCGGAATTTTCGTTTCTTTGTAGAGAACCTTTTTGCCGTCATAGCTGTACCATGTTCCGTTTCGGAATACGCTGCTTGCGTCTGTGTTTGCGTCTACTGCTGCTGTATAGCACTGATAATCCGTCCAGAGGGAGCATACAAGAAAATTGATAAAATCTGGGATGCTGTTATAAATAGAGGGATATGGCTTTGCAACGCATACCGTATCATTTAGCATTCCCAAAACGCCTTCGCAGGTGTATGTTCGATTCCCATACAAATCTCGCTCTACTTGTGTCGGTCGTCCAACCCATATCACATTTTCACCCACAGTGTCTTCATCGTGCCGCCGCACATTATCAGATACGACAGTAACCCAGCACTGTAAAACCTGTAGTACTCGTTCATCGTCTACTGGGATGGTAAAAGTAAATTTGCCTGCTTTGGTTGCACTCGTTTTCAAAACCGCATCTTTCAGAAAATAGCCATTCTTCGGGTCAAACAGTGGCAATCTCGGAATAATTCCGTCCCTGCAATTTTCAAATGGAAAGTAATAGGCTGTATACATTATAACAACCTCCTGCATCTGCATAGAATTGCAATTTGGCTTCCGGCAGTGCCTCCGGTGATTGTAACCGTCACGCTGCTGTTGTGCTGTAAATAAGAGCTGATAGAAAACACCGCTTTCCCGTTTGCTTCTTCGATTTCTTTAGCAGTTCCGTTGATGGTTACCGTGCAAGGAAATTCTGCAATGACTGTAACCTCTCCATAAAGTCCACCAACCCTGCCATTCGGAGCATACAGTGTTTCTGTAATTTCTCCAGATTCGCTCAGTGTCAGTGCATCCGGAAGGCTTCCGGAAAAATCGGTCGCATCCCAAAGGAATCCCTTTTGCAATGGAAAATTATCATAGCAATACGGCTCTATATCGGCGGAAATGGTGAAAACAGCATGCTTGGCATCTTCCATGGTGGAATCTACGGTGCAGCGTCCACGATAGGCATAGCTGGAATTGCTGTCTGCAACAATGGTACAAACTTGCCCGTGCAACTCTTGCCGGATGTTTTGATAGAGCTTGTGCCATTCTGCCATCGTACAAGCTGCCACAAATGTTGCAGATAGCGTTGCATTCTTGTAAACCGGAGAGCCAGTCAAAGCTTCAGAATAATCCAGTAACCCGTTTCGCCCTGGAATATCTACGGTAAATGTTTCTACTTCTGGGGCAGTGGCAGAAAAATCCGTCCAATATAGCCCCAATCCATAGCCACCATTGGTTCTTCCAGTGTAGATGCCAACGCTCGCTTCTGCATAAGGCTGTTCTGCACTGATATATTGTAATTGATGGGATTGAATCCACCGAATTCCGGTTTTTCGTTCCTCGATACCATAAAACTCCAATCACGACACCTTCTTTCGCTTCCGTCCGTTTGCTTTGTAAATCGCTTCTACCCATGCCGTTCCTTGTGCTGCATCGGCTTCCAGAACCTGCTGCACGAGCTGTTGCTGTCGTTCTTTGTTGGTATGCTTCGGCTGCTTTTTCCAGAGCTTCTGCGGCTTTTTACCCTTTTTCCGGAACGCATTGGAAACTGCATTTAGAACCGCACCTGCCAAAAGGTTGGTATCTGCTACGACTTTGTTTTCATACGCTTTTAAAATCAACGCCCGTTCCGTTTCGGTCAGGGCGTTGTAATCTGCTTTGGAATAGCCGAATTGTACCGCAAAAAAAGCGAAATCTTGGCTTTTTCGGAACTGTTCCGCTTCTAGGTCAGGCTTTTCTTTACTGGTCGGAAAATATTCCCATTCCACCAGCCTTACCGGAATAAAAAACCGCAGTCCTCCTGAATCTGTTCCAGCGTTGCTGTAAACAGTGTACCATATCCAACATCCTGTACCTGCTGCTGGGCAAATTCCAGAGCCTTCTTGATAGGAGCATAGTCCCCTCGGTCATCTGACAAGCCGTAAGCAAACAGCGTGCAGAGTTCGGAAATGGTTGGATATTTTCCATTTGTGATGGAAACCATCACGCCAGTAATGGCATTTCCAAGTATCTTTTCCAACTGCTCCATTCTGCCGATGGTGTAATGCAAGTGATATTCTTTGTCTTTGATAAAATAGGTTTGCATAAGTTCCTCCTTATTCCGTTGTCAAATCTTCCGGCATATCCGTTACCTTTGTAGCATCTTCCGTGGAGAGATTTGTTAAGTCTGTTAAAGCACCGTTGCCAGAAAAGCTCAAAGAATAGGTCATGCTGTCATCGTATGGAGCTTCCAGCGAATAGTCTGTAATGCAAGCCAGACCGCCAAACAGCGGCTTTTTCTCCTTGGCATCAATGACCTTCAAGCAGACCATATCGCCGTTCTCAAAATATTGCCCGAGCAGCTTGTGCGATTCTGCATTCAGAATGTAAATACCATCGTTGTCAATCGACCATTCTTTCATGCCGGGAATCTGTTTTTTCCAGCCGCCTTTTGTGTCTTTGCTGGACACTTCCACCGTGTCAGCACTGCGGTTAATGGTTAAATTCTGCTGCCCTGAAATTGCAAGCAGCTTAGAACCGTCTGCGTTGTAGATGCAAAGCAGAATGTCCTTCCCGGCTTTTGCCGCATCTTCTGAAAAATCACAGTAAAAATTGTTATCATAACTTGACATCGTATTTCCTCCTAAATCTTACATTTCAATCCATAACTCACCATGATTTCATAGGAAATCACGGCATGATATTCGTTTGTTTCGTCCTGCTGCAAAGACTGCACACCGGTTTCTGTTTGCAGCACCAGTGTAATTCCGTCCGGAAGCATGATGGATTCCGTCAACGATTCTTCTACCGACTGTATCATGCTGTAAATTTCTGTTCTGGCATCGCTCGGTGTTGCAATCGCATGAATCTGTACGGTAAAAATTTCCTTGAACATCGTTTTACTGGAAGCATCCCGTTTTCCGACCATCTCTACAAATAGAAATGGAGAAGGGGTGTCCTTCTCCACAGCATCATAACAAGCATAACCGGTATTTTTCCGGAGATTTTGCAGCACAGCAGCGGCAATCTCCGCAAAGCCGGCTTTTCGCAGCATCATTCTGACCTCAGTCCTCCTTTAGCTCATCTTTTAGCATCTGTTCAAATTGAGGGCGAACGGCTTCTACAGAACGCTGCAAAAACCGTTGCCCCGGAACATAGGAGGCTTTCAGTCGTTTCCCAATCTGTGGAACGAATCGTCCCGGCTGCTGCCGATGCCCATATTCTACATGGGGTGCATAGTGCAGCGTGTAGCCGACCGCTCCATTGATGGTAGTATCCGATTCTTTCGGCAATTCAGTTCGGATGCTCTGCCGCAGCTTTCCTGTATCAGCAGGCGTGTTTCTCGTTGCTTCCCGTGTCAACAAGCCAACGGTTCGGTTACAAACTGCAACGAAATCCGATTTTGATTTTTGCTCCAGTGCAGCAACTAACTCTTCTGTTCCGTTTAGAATGATTTTGATTTTCACGTTGTGCATCTCCGTTCTGGGAGGGTTTGATACCATCGTTCCAGATACAACATCCGCCACCGCCCATGCAAATCTTTGATGGAAGTAATCCGATAGTCTTCCGAACCAGCACGCACCACATCTGCTTCTTTACAGCGTGCCAGCGGAGCATCTGTCAACAGTTTTCGCTGCGTTTGGGTAACATCTCGCCCGACTAGCTCCGCATCCTCTGCCGTCCATTCTGTGAATCGTCCTGTATACCCATTACAAGCTGCACAAGGCTCTTGTAATGTAGTAATAGGATTGCCTAAAATATCTGTTCCGGTCTGGATGGCTTTTAAGAGATGAATGGGGAAATAGTGCATGGTTGCTGCCTCCTATCACAAAAAATGAACCGTGCCGCTGCCGTTTTCCGCCGCCTTGGTTTCTCGATAAGCGGTAAACTCATCTTCGTATTCCGCCAGAACATCTTCCACAAACGTAGTGGAAATTGTATCCGCTCCTTCAGAACGAATGCCCTCATAATTCCAACGTCGAAACAGCTTGACCACGACTTCCGCTGCAATCGGTTCTAACATTTCCGGCAGCGTTGTTTCTCGCACTCGCAAGCAGATTCGCAAGCTTGCAATATCGCAAAGTTCCAGCAGTTGCGGTGTGTTCTCCGCTTTCGGTTCATCCTGCAAGCGAATCTGTACCCGCTCCAGCAGTGTCATGCTTACGCTCCAGTCGCAATCGTGCCAACAATGACACCATCCAGCCGTTCTGCAAACAGTACAGACCCCGTTAAAATCGTGGTCTCATAGTTTGCACGCGTATAATCTGCGGTGTGGGTAATGCCAACCAGTCCCGTTGCATCTGTTGTAAAGCTGAATGCCTTGTTGATTTCCCCACCGGAGATTGCCGGATATGCCAGATTCAGGTTATCGGCAACGGTTGCATAGAATGTTCCTGCCGGAACACTGGAGTTAGACATGACTTTGACATCCAAAAATGTCTGGAAATACGTCATGCCAAAAGCAGTCTGCGTGGTAATGTTGGTCTGCTCCCCAAGATATTTTGAAATATCCTGCGGATTTGCAATCACAATCACGCCATCGGTTGCATCATTCTCAAAGAGTACCTGCAACTTTCCCCAAGCATCTGCTACGGCGGCTTGAAAGCCAGTGCCGGTTGCAGTGCCTGTACCGGTTGCCAAAAATGTCACCAAAGCGGAGCGAATGTTGCTCTGAATCTGTTTCAACAACTCATTGTCTGCCTGCGAAACCGCAAGGTCAAAGCCACTGCGTTGGATGGCTTCCAGCGTTACTGCTTTCCGGTACTTCTTGTATGCCAGTTCATAAGTATTTGCCGGCTTGGTTTCCACCTTGGAAAGCGGAATGATGTCGCCTTCTGCAACGTCTCCATTTGCCATGGTTACCTTGTTTTTGTATACTTTGATGATAGAACCGTTCGCCATTGCCGTGCGTCTGGTGATGCCCAGAAGCTCCTGCAATTTCTGAATGCCATCCACAAATCGATTGGTAAAATCAATCGACTGTGCCTTAGCAAAATCTGTGGTCAAATTGGTATTTGCTTGTACTGCCATAGTGAATTAACTCCTTTACTCAAATAAATTCATGTTGTCTCGAATCGCCTGTAACCGTTTTCCTTCATCGGGAATGGCGAAAATTTGTTCTTTCGTCATGCGTCCTGATGTTCCGGTCTTGGGTGGTTCGCCTTTGAGGCGTTCCTTGACGGCGTTTTCTACCGCTTCTGTAAACAGCGTTGCAAAGGCTTCCACCTGTGTTTTGGTGGTCTTTGCGTCCTCTGCAACCACAGCCGCTACTAGAGAATCCGGCAAATGAATGCCTTTTTCGGATAGCATTTCCCGTGCGGTTTTCTGCATTTGTGCCGCTTCCACCTGCTTTTGCAGGGCATGGAGCTGCTGCTTGTAGGAATCCCGCTCCGTTTCTGCTCGCTGCTGGTCGGTCATTTCTGATAGTTTCTTTGCTTCTGACTGCCGCTGCTCAAAGCCTTGGAACGCTTTCGCAATCATCTGCGAAACCGCTTCTGCGGTCAAAGTAGAAGGCTCCGTTGCCGGTTCTGTCGGCGTAACAGGCGTTTCGGTTGTTGTAACCTGTTCTGTACTGTCTGCCATTATGATTCACTCCTTTCAAATACCTTCCGCAACCCTTCCAGCGTTTGGACGGCTTCGGTTCTAGCCTGTTCTCTGCCATCATCATCCAGAAGAATCAAGCAGGGAAGGCGTTTCACATGGTGCTGCCGTGCCATGGCATTTCCACCGTACACATCATCTGATCGGAAGGTGTACAACGGAATGCCGGTCTGGGCTGCATATTGCTCTGCCACCGGCTGCATTTGCTTGCAGGGCGGGCAGTAGTTCGCATGGAAAAATAAAAGTTGCATCGTTGCTCCTTTCTGAATTTTGGTATAAAAATAGCACCTGATTGCTCAGATGCTGATTTGCTGATAGAAGAACGCCGTACCCACAGGCTTGTTTGTTCTTGGTTTCCACCCTCCGCCAGTTTTTGCCCATGGTCGGGGCGATGATTAAAGTATGATATTTTCGATTGCTGCACGGGCTTCCAGAGCGGTGATATAGTCTGCCATCGCTCTAATCTGCAAATCATAAATGCTTCTCGGGCAAGTTGGATAAAAGTTTAGCTTTCCCTTGTCCCATCTGGCAAGCATGCATTTCAGCTTTCGATACCGGATAGCCACCTGTATATACTCCGCCTTAAAGCGTTCCTTATAGTCTGTGCTGCCCATCATACTTACTGTATCTTTCAATTCTGCTGGTTTGCTTGTTTCCATATTTTTCTCCTTTCGGGCATGAAAAAAGCACCCTTTCGGATGCTTTTTTGTGTATATTCAGTGTTCTTTGAAACTAATTTAACATGGTTGAATCTCAACATCTGCATATATTTCAGACAAAGATTTTCCGTCTATAAATGGGAATGTGAAAACTTCATCTTCTGTACTTAGATCATAATTATCAGTTCCATATCGAATGTGATAATTATCTTTTCCACTTTCTCTGTTCGTACAGAAATCAACATCGCCATCTTTTCCTGCATATTCAAATTCAAACGCAAAGCTTTCTCTTAACAGATATTTTGCTTCTTCTAAACTTTTCATAGCATATCGTCATTCCTTTTTCTTTCTTCTTCTGTAAGTTCCCTTGCATCAGTTCTTTTCAGCTTATTATTTTCATCAAAATAATAGTTGTGTGCATGTTCTCCAAATTCCCCAAGATCTTCTTCAACTGGATGCCCATGCCCATTATTACTGATCTGCAAAAACTGATTTCCGTTTTCATCATAATAATTTCGATTAACGCCGCCTTTTGCATTCACAATTTGCGTAATAGAATTTGGTTTATCCTGCAAGGTCGTTTTCTCAACGATTTTGACTTCTTCCCCAGAAGCGGTATAAACGACTTCATCAAGAATCTTTCCATTTTCATCAAAATGAAGAGCAGAAAGCACTCGTTCGATAACTTCTTTTGCTTTTTTGGAACGTTCTGCACGTTCGTCAGCACTGTATTTCGATTTGTATTTTTTCTGTTTTGTTTTTATTATACCATCTTTCTGCGTATCTGTCAATAAAATTGCATCTGATTTTCCACTTCCAGAATCGGCGTTCAACCGCCTCTTTATCGTCTCCAAATCCTCGACCACCGGCATAACGGTACATCTGCACCAAGGGTGCATCGGTGGGAAATTCAAGCCGGCATTCCGTTTGCTGATTTCAAATGTCTGTCCACTCAACGCACGGCAAGTTTCACAGGTGCGGTGGTCTTCTACACAGAGATATTCATAATGCGTATAAGCTGCATTCCGTTCAAATGGTCGAATTTTCGCTTCATTGGATAAGTACGTATCTTCTGTAAAAACCAGCCGTTCTGCTTGCTTCTGCGATGTATTTTCAAACTTCTGCTGCAAGATTCTTGACATGGTCCTATAATCTTCACCACGAATCAGACCGTTTGCAATCTCGTTTTGTAAAGTCTGTGCTAAGGCTTCTCGGTTTGCCCAAATCCGTTCAGAAAAATCTTTGCCATTACACCAAGGATTTCCAATCACAACTTGCAGCATCTCGCTATCAATCCGGTAAAAATTCGTCCCGAATCCCAACTTCTCCGCTGCATAGTTTGCATATTTCAACACCTGTTTCTCAAAGTGTTCTCGAAATTTCGTTTGCTCAATCGCTCCGATTTTCAACTGCTGCAACACGCTGGAAGTTTGTAAGCCTTCCAAGCGGTTCAGTTTGTAAATGCTTTGCCGAACGGGGAGCAGTTCGGCAAACTCTGGATATTGCTTTGCAAATTCATCCATGTTTTGCAGCAGCAGTTGCTTGTCTGCATCCGGTAATTCTAGCAGCAATGTTCGGAAGGCAATCACATTCTCTTCACCATATTTTGCATAGTACGCTGCGATTTCTTTGTCCAGTGCTGCATATTCCTGTTCATAGTATTTTGATAACTCCGAGAAGAGCTGCTTTTCGTCTTTGCTTAAAGAGGCATCCAATTCTTGCAGCCGCTTGCTCCAGTAGGTATCACTCTGCATCGCCTGTCACCCGCTCCGCCTGTAACGCATCCGCCGCCTCACCGCCGTTCTCCAAGTCAATTTTCTCCAGTTCTTTCTTTGGGTCATCGACAGCAGAAATGACAGAAAGCTGCGTCTCTTTGGAAGTCACACCTGCCATTTGAGCGGCGGTCTGTACCTCTTCGAGCAGGTTCTTTGGTGCATTTTGCGTGAATTGATAGGTGATACCCAGATACGCATCCGCTGCCATTTTCGTTGCCGGATGGCTTGCAATCAGTTTCCATCGCTGATTCATGCCGGAAGAAAATTTCCGTGCTTTGTTTGCCGCTTGATTTTTCATCGGTTGTAGCTTGTACGCAAGTGCTGTTCCGGAGCTGCTGCCGAAGCTTTCATCGGAAATATTCGCCACCATAGATTGCATAAAAATTTGGTCTTCCAAGCGGTCTAGCAAATTCTCCTGCGTTGCATCGGCAGAAGGCTTCTGCAAAAATTCCACTTGAATCCCGTTCAGAATTTCCGCGTCGGTGGGCGGAACATGAATCACACGGTCGTTTCGGATGGTGTGCAGCTCCTGCTCGTTCAGTTTCAAACCTTTCAACAGCAAATACGCATCTGCAAAATAATCCACATCATTTGCTTTTTCTGAGATGGCTTTTTCATAGGCAGTGATTGCAGATTCTACTTGTTCAAATGCTCCTTGCCGTTCCTCGTTTTCAAGGTATTCAATGAGCGGAACGCCTGCAAAATAGTGTGGAATCGCATCCAGATAATGCAAGCCGCCTTTATCTGAAAACGGAATCTCCATGCTGGAAGTGTAGACGCTGCCTACGGTTTCACCATCGGATTTCTGATAATATCGCACACCATAAAGCGGCTTCCGTGCAATCGTATCATCATAAATGATAAAGCATTCTAACGGCGATGCGTAAGTAATACAAATCTGTGCAGTTTCATCCGTGTAAAGCAACTCAAAGCCACTTCCGTAAATGCTGCAATATTTGGATAATTCTGAATTGTTGTCGTCTTGGTCATTGTAGTGTTGAATCTGTTCCAGCTCTTCCGAAACAGTTTCCTCTGGGTGCATCGTCTTGACTGGAATGCCGATGAAATAGCCGTTTAGCGTGTCTACAATGTACTTCGCAAAGTTGCAAATAATCCGGTTGTCCGGCTTCCATGTTGGTTTGGGTGGCTCTAATTGAATTGGATGTCGTCCTTCGTATAAATCTTTCAGATACCGAAACCGCTGACAGTCGGTTTTGTGTTGATTCATCCAATAGGAGAGCCGCTCGGTTGTCAGCTCTGTATCTGTGGAAATCGTATAGTAGTCTTGCCTTCGGAACATGTTGCCGCCTCCTTATAGCCCCCCCATCACTCTGGAAATGCTTGCTTCTTCGCCCATAATTGTGTTGACAAAATATCGCACGTCATCCATAGCATGGTCGTTTTCCTTAATTGGCCTGTCTTCGCTGCATGATTCGTCCCAGCGATACAAGCCAAATTCTCGAATGCAGCCCTTGCAATCGGGAGAGAACTGCAGTTTCCCCGCCTGTAACGCAGAAGAAACTCTCCGGATGCCATCTACAACCGCATTCTTGCCTTTCCGAACGGTGAAATCCGCATTCCGCAGTTCTGCAATGAAGCTCGCTGCGGACGGGTCAACAATGACACATTCAATCTTGTGGCTGCCTGCCAATTGTTGAATCCGTTGCAGATATTGGGCATTGGTGAGCTGTTTGCGTGTCTCTCTGCCACTGTAGTAGTATTCTGCCGCTCGGTAGGCGGTTGTTCCATCATAACACCAAAGCCCAGCAGAGAAGGCGTTTAGCGTGCCATAGTCCACGGAAATATACCATTCGCCTTGCGGATTGTTCCGTTGTTCTATGTGCTTTTCTCGGTCGAATTGTGGATAAATCAAGCCCTCAGCAACGCGCCACAACCCCAATACATAGCGGTCATAAAACGCTCCGGCAGGGTATACAGACGCTGCACGCTGGATTTTTTGCGGTGTCATGATTGGATTATCCTGCATCGTGAAATGCAGATGTAAAACGTCATTACGTTCACCGCTGTCCGCTTTCACAATCCACTGTTGATAAAACCAGTGCTGTGGGTTGTCCGGGTTGCAGTTGAACCACAGTCTTGCATCTCCAACAGACAGTGTTCTGGCAATTGCCTGATTCACAAACGATTCCGGCATTAAGGCAACCTCATCGAATAACACGCCGCTCAGCGTGATACCCTGAACAAGCTTATATGAAGCTTCGTCTTTGCCGCCGAAAACGTGGAATTGGTTTTGCCTGCCATTGCCTTTGACGGTTAAGATGTGCTTACTGCCACCGATATATGACACGTTAAAATAATGCGTGATGTCTGCCATCTGCAGCAACTCCATGATGATGTTACGCTCGGCAGATTGTACCGTGTTGCCGCAGATGCCAAACCGTGCACGGTCAAATGTTGCCATTGCCCACAGAATGAACGCACAAGCCATGGACGCTGTCTTGCCAGACCGCACAGAGCCGTCACAAATTAAAGCGTACGCATCCGGCTTGTATGCCCATCGAAAGACCGTTTTTTGCTTTTTGGATAGCTTTGTAAACGTCACTCTGCATCATCCTCCTGCAACGCTTGCAAGAGTTGTGGCAGCTCTGCAACGCTTTTTTGTCCGTTCTGCTGGGCAAACTGCTTTTTCTTGAGGGCAAGTTCCTCTCGCTGCACTGTTTCGCCAATGAGGTCTTGCAACTTGTCAATTGCTTTTACATTGCCCTTTTCAGCCTCTTCGTAAAGGGCTTGAATCATCCGCATAGCAGCGTCATCGTTTTCTTTAAAAAATGCTTTAGCGGCTTGTTTCAAGCTCCTGTACGCCCGTCTGGACGCTCCTGACGCAATGCCGCCTTTCCTTGCAATTTCTCTTTGTTCTTCCTCTGTACGTTCATTCATCGGAATTAAGTTCTTCTCATTCACCATTTCCTCCACTCCGTTACTTGTAAATAAAAAATCCGGCAGGGAACACCTACCGGATTTCATTTTTCGATGTTATCATTATAGCACATTGTAACTGTGTCAAACAAGTCCAACTTCTAATAGTTTCAAAGCCCTTTTATGCATTCTTTTGGACTTTGATTCTGAAATGTACATCTTCCCGTTAATCCATTCCCATTTTTTCCCTTGTACATACCGATACCGCATCAATACCCGTAAATCCGGCGGCAGTTTTGAAATTTCCTGTTCTACCTGTCGGATGTCTTTCATCAGGCTGCCTTTTAACTGTTCATACCAATTCGATAGTTCTTCCAGCCGTTCCACGTACGTCTGCACGGCTGGAATCGGCTCACCTTTATGCTTTGGCTCACTGTCATAGCAAACCGCTCTCGTACTGCGTGCATCTGCCTGAATCTCTGTAAGCAGCTTTTCGATTTGATGCAGTTCTTTCCATTTGGCATTGCATTGTGTCAGGTCTTCTTTCGTCATTCTCATTTCTCCTTTGTTTTCAGCTGGATTTTCATGAAGTCAATCTGATAATCCTGCTTGAAATGCTGCATTTGTTCCAGTGCGTCCGGTGCTTTACCAAAGATGGGCGGTATTTCAGCAATGGACTGTAGATTCTCAAATAGTCTGTTCAGCCGTTTCTGTTTCCATCCATAGTGCCATTCCAGCGTCACAAACACCATCGCCATGCCCTGATAGATAGCCATTTTGTGACTATACTCGACCTCGTCCTTGTTGTACAGGTTTTTCCGCTGTAAGGCTGGGTTCTTCATTTGGATTCCCTCATCTCTTTGTTTAGGATTTCCGTTGCTTTTTCGGCGTTTTCATTTGTGTCAAAATATACAGTTGGATATTGGGTGACATTAAAGTAGTCCACAAGCCAACAATCATCAGCATGATCATAACCTAAACAAAATTTCAATTCGCCATCATTATTCCAGTCCGGCACATAATCTGGGCAGAGCATATCATGCAGCTGCTCCAATCGCAACAGCAACCGCATTTTCTCTGCGACTTGTTCGGCACGCTCCCTTGTTCGAAAAAAATTTCCGAAGTTTTTTCGTGTGATGTCGGTTCGATGCTCTGTAAACATTTCCTGAATCACTCTGCCAGATTGACTGACATAGAAATATTTCTCCCCAAACTTCCACTCTTCCTGCTTCTTCTGCATCTCTGCTTCTTTCTCCAACGCTTCCAGCTTCCCCAAAAACTCCGCTTTCAGGGCTTCCATTTTCTTTTCGATGTCGTTCATTTCAACATTTCCTTTCTCTTTCATGTTTCCATCCGTACCACTGTGCTTTTAGTTCGATTGCTCCGACGTTGTGCAACCCTCGTATCTTTCGTATCTGTGACAACTTCTCATTTGCTTCGTACACCGTCGAATATAACAGTGGGTGCATGTTCCCATTGTTATCAAGCCGCTGCAACCATTTTCCGGTTGTTGCGTCTCGAATGCCATACAGCGGACAGTGCTGCACATCCAATTTTAAGATTTCCTGTGCCATGTCGTTCACACAGACAAAAGCTTTTGGCTTTGCAAGTTCCTCTGCTGTGAATTTTGGTGGCTCTATCAAATACGAATCGAAACGCATATCAACCAGCTTTAAAAGCCATTGCGTGCAGATATTGTATTCCTGTGCGACTTCTTCGGCTGATCCGCCGCTTAGGTAATCAGATACCGCACGACGCAGCCGCTTTTCTTCGTCCTTCCAGTTCCGAAAAATTGCATCCCGATATTCTCCACGCCGATTCTTGTAAAAATATCGAACTGTGTGAACAGTAAGTTTGTATTTGTCACATAACGCATTGACCGAGCAGCGGTCTACAAAGTAATCATAGGCAACTTGCATTTTAAATTGCTCGGAATATTTTTTTGGCATAGTCATCCCTCTCTTGTTACATCGGCTCATCCAAGTTTAAAATCAGGCTTGCATAAGCTTCAGCGTTTTCTGATACTGGTGGGTCTTGCTGTTTCTTTCCTTTGTGCGGCGTTCCCTCTGTTTCACCCCAATATTGCAGGGTCTTTTTCCAGTTTCGGATAAAATTCCCGTTTTTCGTCTTCCAATCTCTTTCCGTGTAATAGTCATAAAACTTTTGCACATCAATGTGGATTCTCTCTTGCTCTGCAAATAACCGGATTTCTTCCAGCGTTGGAGGAAAATTTTGGTTTTCTGCATCTAAGATAGATAGATAATTATCTTCTTTATCTTCTTCTATCTTCTTATACTGTTGTTGGGAGCCTGTTGGAACCTTGTTAGCACCTTGTTGGCAGTTTGTTTCTTTGCTTGTTGACGGTTGATACTTGTCAAAGTTTTTTAACGCAAATACGGTATATTTCGGGTATTTGTACCTTGTTAGAGTGCCTGTTGATTCCAAGCGTTTTACCGATGTGCGTAGCTGTTGCACTGACAGTCCTGTTTCTTTGGCAAGCGTTTGATAACTTGACACCCTTGCTCCTCGTGGTACTGTGATTCCGTGCCACTTGCTTTCTTCAATGCTGACGGTCAACAGCAGATGCAGGAAGACCGTTTTTGTGTTGATGTCATCGTACCACTCCCAGTTTAAAAGTGACCGATACAGCTTGATATAACCGCTTTCCAACATCCGCCATCACCTCTTTTCTTAGAATGGTACGTCACCATCGCCGAGAATCGTTTGGAAGTCGCTAAGGTCGTCGAGGTCAATTTCCGGCGTTGACTTACCAGCATTTTTGACATCCGCCTCATAGGTATGTACGACATTTTGCGACTGATTGACAACATCCTGCATCGGGTTGCTATAGGGCTGCGTCTGCGGCTCACTGTAAGCCGTTTGCGGTGTGGGTTGGTAGTTTTGCGGTTGGCTGTTATAATCGCTCTGCGTGGCGTTCTGAGCATTCTTTGATTCTCCGAAAGTCACATTGTCCGCTTGCACGTCCATAGCATAATGTTTCACCCCGTTGCTGTCCGTGTAATCTGCGTTCTGCAGCTTGCCCTCTACGATAATCATCGACCCTTTACGGAAATACCGGCTGACAAATTCCGCTTGCTGCCGCCAGCTGACGATGTTGATAAAATCCGCTTTCTGGTCGCTGTTTTTGCTGTACTGCCGATTGACGGCAATCCGAAAACGGCAAACAGCAATGCCGCTTTGTGTGTTTCTGAGTTCCGGGTCTGCACACAACCGACCCATTAAAATTACCTTGTTTATCATTGTTTTTGCTCCTTTCGCAGCGGTGCAACCGCTTTTTCGTAGTTCCGATAGTAATAGTAAAAGATTTCCAGCAGCTTTTTGGCTGTGTCCTCTTTTTTAACAAATGACACCTGTAAGCCGCACCGATTGCCTGATTGCAGCGACCGCAGAGCGAAATAGACGGTTTCGCCGATGCGTTGCACCTTTCGATTCTGGGCAATCATCTGCTTTTCTGGGATTTCAAACGCCTTTAGTTCTTCCTCTGATGTTACGCCCTCTAAAATCAATTCCATGTGCTGGGCATTCTTTGCAGCTGCATCAAATTCTTTCTGAATGCGTTCCCGGTCGTGGACGAAGTTCCCGAAGAGTTCGTCCACGCTTCCTTTCCGTTCGACGATGCAGGAACGCTCGAAGCACTTTCCATTGATTTCAAAGGAATAATCTCCGAAGTCCAGCTTGCGGCTTTCTGTAGCAATCCCATTTGCATGTAAGTACTGGATGATGTGCTGGTTGCATTGCTCTCGGGTGTCGCAGAGGACTTTCACTTTCTTTGCAAATGCTTTTCTGTCTGTCATTTTCCTGCCCCCTTAGATGCCTGAAAACAGTTAATGCAAAGCCCTCTGCATTGCTTGTAAATGTCAATCGGCTGATACAATCGCCCATCCTTGCCCTTTGCAGCTTGTATGGGCTTTTTGCAGTTGCTACAGTAAATTTGACGGGGTTGCTGTTGCTTTGCTGTTGGAGCATTTCCAGCGGTCTGGTAAGCGTCTGTATCTGCATCCTTTGCATCATCAATGCAGAGCAGACCATTCAACGCATACTTTCGGGCATAGCTAGATGCCGTGCCAGTAATCTGACTGGCATCCATGCCTTTCTTGTCGTCCGGTTCTCTCGCAAAGGCGGTCACTGTAATAGCACTGCATCTGCCTGTGACATCCTCTGCCGTTGCAGTTGTCTTTACATAGATGCGATTGCCAACCATGACAATATCATCCGAGCAGTAAATTAAAACGCTGTGCTGCTCTGCAAGCGGTTTGACCGCCTCTAAGATGTCCTCAGCACTGCGGTATTTATACTTTCCAAAGCTGTTGTACTGCCCTTTCGGGGCTTTTAGTTCGTTCTGGATTGCCAGCAACCGTTCCGGCAGTCGCCGTTCATCGGGTTTCTGTTTCATCTTCTGTTCGTCCATGCTCTTCACTTCCTCCTTCTGCTAATTCCAACGGGCATTCAAAGCCCACATAACGGGTTGGCTCTACAATGTACTCTCCGGTGATGTTGCAGCGATTCTTGTACTTGTCATACATCTGACAATATGCACATTCGATGTGTGCGACATCGTGAAACGTCACCGGAAAGCCGAATTCATAGTTGACCCGCACGAAAACATACTTTTTCACGCCGGATTCAAACATCTTCTGCGTTCATCTCCCTTACAAGGTCGGCGGCATAGGTCGTGACTGTGACGCTTTCCACCCATTCTGCAAGGCAATCCTCGCAAAGCCAAGCATCATCGTTACCGACAATCCGAATCAGTTTGCTGTCGCCGGACACTTCCGCACCGCATCCATCACAGTAAACATGCGGCACACGCTTTGCACCGCAATTTCCGCACCGTTCGCAACAACTGCAATCATTTTCAATCTTTATCATCCGTCACCACATCGCTTTCCAAGAAGTCCAGCTGGCTGAGATTCAGGTCTGATTCATCCTCGACCTGTTTTGCCAGCGTTTGCAAGTCTGCATCTACGAACGCCTGTGCAGCTGCATCCAGTTCGCCAAGAATCCGATACAGCGGCTTCATGACATCGAAATGGTCAGCCTCTTGCATCGGGTCGAGCGTGGTATTATCTGCATGCATTGCTTCCACGCACATGATTGCAACCTTCATTGCGTTCTGTCTTAAAAAAACTTCTCCTTTTTGCATCTTGACTTTCCTTTCTCCCTGTGTTAAGATTGGGATGTGTTAGTTTTTTATCATCCCTCGTCACTGGTTGCCGCCGGTGCGAGGGTTCTTTTTTGCCCGTTCCTGCAGTAACTCTTTTTCCAGAGCCTCGCATTTCTCTTCTGTCAGTTTCAGTTGTCTTTTCATGGCGTTTCCAAGTTCGCCGGCTGTCACTTTTATAACGTTGTACGTTTCTTCCTCCGACCATCTCTCAGACAATTTCTGATTCATTTTGCGTTTTCGATAACGCTCTTTCGCCTGTGCATCCTGTTCTTTTTTCACCACTTTTCTGCACGCTTCACAGTATTTCAACGCAATGTGGCTGTGATAGCTGTTGTGGTAGATGTCGCTGATTGGTTCGTTGCATCGCAGGCAATACTTGATAACTTGCATTTGCATCCGCTCCCCTACTGCGTTTTTCTTCCTGTTTTTCTCCTGCTTTTCTACCCCAAAAGACGGATTTTTCCGTTAGTCATTGTCAGACGGGGGAGTGCTGCACCGTTCTGCACAAACGTCCAGTAGTCGATGTGCAAAGTCGTTGATAATCTCCGGTGGGATGTCGGTCAGCGTGGTATGTACTCGTTTCCCACCGTTGTCAAAATGAGTAATCTCAATGGGCATACTCTCGCCCGCCTGAATCGCAACAACGCTGTCATTGATTAGCTGATTGCACTGCTCGTACTGCCGGAGATTGCTTTCCATGCGGTCTGCTTCCTCTCGTGCTGCTTGGTAGTCAAATCCAGCTGGAACGGGTTTCAATGCTCTGCCGGAATCCGCTGCTTGCTTGTCCAATAGGTGATTGTGACGCCGCCAGGCAACCCAGCAGATAGCGGCAGCAATGCCGCCTAAAATCATCGTTTGCATTTTCGCTCTCTATCTCCTCTCCTGCACCGTTCGCACGTTAAAAGGTTCGGGTCTTCTCGCTCTCTGCCACATCGGGTGCAGCGTCCTTGTTCACGCCACTTAGCCCGAATGGCTTTTGTTTTCGCCTGTCCTTTTTTCTTCCGTTCGGGCGTTAATGCAGCGTACCAGAAGCGATGCCCTGCGTTGATCGCTTCCCGGCATTTCGGACAAGTAACAAACCCGTCCGTTGCGGAAGCGTTACGACACCGCACACAAACATGGTGGGCTTTATACCAGTTGTAGCTTTCCAGTGATTCTTGATTCTTCTTCAGACGCTGTTCTTCTGGGGTCATTTGCTCACATCCTTGCTTAATTTGTCAAGAATCTGGCGTGCTGCATCCATCGCAATCGCACATTCCACACGTCTTCCTTGCTTAGCAAGAGCCATTGTCGTGCCTGCAAACATTGCAAGCGAGATTTTGGCAGCTTGTAAAGGATCCATGCTCTCCAGTTCCTCGATACGCCAGCTGCCTTTGCCGGGTTCAATTGCTGTTGTCTTCATCTTTTTGCTCCTGTGACTGGCTCGGATGCGTTTTTCCCATCTCCACATTGATTTCATCTGTAGCATCTTGGATAAGAATGTCGGCTACCTGCAAGATATGCTCTCTATCTTCCTGAGTAAGCCCACCCGTGATACCGATAAACGCATAAAGTGCCATTTTAGCGGCGTCAAGTCTTTTAAAGCCTCTCACTTTGACCTTAGATACATTGCTCTTTCGTGTCGTTTTGATAACGATTTTTCCCATCTTTCTGATTTTCCTTTCTGTTTTTATTTCGGCAGACCGGACACACATACCACCCGACAAACTGCCAGGATACGTTCCAATCCAGCCCGCATTGCTCGCAGTACATGTATTTGAACCCGTTCCGATACTCAACTTTCCGGCTCATGCTCTGCCATCCGTTCTGGATGTTCTACGAACTCCGGATTCCGTTTGTAGAACTCCACAATCATCATCGTCAACGCTTCATAGACCGAACGGTCTGCCTGCTCCTTCGCTGGCACAACGCTGACTTCCATTGGTTTTTTCATGCTGCACCTCCTCCACAAACCGTATTTCTGTTTGCATTTGCAATTGCCATCCCAATTGCAGCCCATGTAACCTGTTTCTGTTCTTCCTGCGGCAATACGCCAAGTACAGTAAGCAGCGTAGACAATTCCTGCACATCCACCGATAAATGCACATTTGTGCAAATTTGATGAATGGCAGCTAATGTGCTTGCATTCAGCATAAAGATTCCTCCTTTCAGACTGCATCCTGTTCAATCAGCGGCAACAGTCCATTCGTCTTCAGCAAATCATAGATAAACAGCCGTCCTTTCTGCGTCCAGTAGGTATGGACTTTGGTGTGCTGCTGCCCGTCTGCTCCGGGGAACGTCTGCGTTTTGGTGCTGGTGTAGCCCTTTTCTGCATACTTCTGATACAGCAACCAGTTTTGCCCTTGCTTATACTGTACGCCATTCTGATGTAAATAGCGATTAAGCCAAACGCCAGACTTTCCGTAGTCCTTAGCGATGGAAGTAATGGAAAGCAAGTCTTTGCAGTTCAGGACAACATCATAATAGCTTGCCTTGGGCTGTAGCTCTGCAATCTGCTGTTCCTGCACGGCGACGGTGGTTTCCAGCTGTTGTTTCTCTCGCTGTTCCTCAATCCAGCGTTCCGCACGTTTTACGGGATCTGCAATCATGTAGCTGTCCATCGCTGCCTGCTCCCGAACGCTGAAATAAGTATCCACCAGCACTTCATACGCCTGCCATGCCTGGTCGGTGTTCAGGCTCTTGGCGTGCAGCAATGCTCCCTTTTCCGTCCAGAGGTAAAAGTTTGTTGCTCTTGAACCATCCTCAATTTGATGACGGTTCAAAAAATCTCTTTTTACCTCTCCTGTTAAGCAATAATAGTGCTTTCCCTCAATGTACCGTGTTTTATTTCGATTGAAATTGTTGGAAATCACTTTACTGTCCGTTCCGTACTGCTCCGCAATCTGAGCGGTGGTCAGTACTCTCTGATTGTTGGTCTCTACGACCTGTAAATTTGGGTTCATGATAAATCTTCCTTTCTGTGCTGGAATAGCACTTCAATCGGCGTTTCCGGAAACCACGTCTTCTGAATAAAGATTGCCTGCTCCACAGTGAACGAGCGTTTTCCGCACGTTTTGTGCCAGAGCGTCCCCTCGTCCACGCCGAGTGCCTGTGCCATTGCCTTTTTCTTAATGCCTTTGCGTTTGATTTCGTATTCGAGAAATGGGTAATTATAACTCTTTTGTTTCATTTGTTTTCCCTCCGTCTTATCTGTGCTTGACTTTTGTAATATTTTGTGGTATGCTATCAATATCATCTCTCACGGAAGGAGGTGATACAATGGCAAACACCAAGCAAACGAGCAAGTCTGTTGCTTCTAAGGCTTCAAAGATTCTTCGTGACGGAAGATATAGCAAAACCTCGAAGTCTGTAGCAGGCAGTGCACTTTCTCAGACAAAGAAGGGCAAGTAAGAGCAACTTGCAATTCTTTTTTTGCGGTGAAAACGAGGCGTGGCGACTGTGCTTCGCCTCATTTTTGCTGTTTTCAGGGAAATTATTTCTTCCGAATCAGCCACAGCACGCAGCCCAAAACGCCGACGCTGCACAGCAGGCTGATAACATCCAGAACGATTTTCAGCGTTTCCATGTGTTCACCTCCCTTCTTTCTAAAAGGTTGACACCGTGCGGAATTTGTGTTATACTATTCCCGAACCCTTGCCGGATGTTCGTTCCATCCGGTTTGGATTCAGTCTTTTTTAGTTGATAATATCACGCATCAAATCAATGATGGTTTTTATCAACTGTAGGATGGCGGTAATCAAGATGATCGTTTTGGTTGTTCGGTCTTGATTGCCGCTTTTTTTCTGCCGTTTTTTCGGCTTTCGCTGTTTCCCCACGGTGTCCGCTCCTTTCTGTGGTTTTCAAAAACAAGTCATTTTGTTGTTTCTGTAGCTTTATTATACGTCGCTTTGTTGTTATTGTCAATAGAAAAAACGCCATTTTGTAGCTATGCACAAAATAGTTTATGTCATTTTGTTGTGATTGCACAAAAAAAGAACAACGTATTGACTACGGCAACATTTTGTAGTATTATAAAAGAGAAGGAGGTGACAAAGATGGATAAGAAAGATTTTGGTGCAAAACTGCTTGCTCTTAGAAAGCAAAAAGGAGCAAGTCAAGCGGAAGTTGCAGAGTATATAAATCTTACAGTTGCAGCATACCAAAATTATGAAAATGGTCGACGTGAAGCCGGATACGAAACCATATCAAAGTTGGCGGATTTCTATGGTGTATCTATTGATTATTTGTTTAGTCGAGAGCCTGCTCCGGATGACCCGATCGAAATGCTCTCCAGAGAATTAAACCTGAATCTGTACGAAAAAGCAATTGTGACAGCGTATCTTGCAATGGACACAAAAAGCAGGACAGATTTGGTAAAAATGGTGCAAACTGTAGCAGATGCCGTTCAGAACGGGACAGAATCCAAGTATACATACACCATACAAGTTGCAGCCCGTGGCGATGCAGCGAAGAGCCGGCAGGAGCAGGGGGAAGATGTGACCGTATCCACAACCCTTGGGGCGGTGGAAGACCAGATGGAAGAAACGGCGAAAGCGAAAGAAGAAGCATCGTCCTGACAAGAATTTTGAGAAAATAGCGGGGAAGAGTGCTTGTCGCCCCCTTATGGGGGTGTGGATTGAAATAACAGTTTATCAACAATCAGTGAAAAAACCGCCCTGCAAGGAATTGTGGGGCGGTACAATTAAGGAGCGATTATGAAAAGAGCAGTTTTTTATGGTCGTTATTCCAGCGACCGACAAACAGAACAGAGCATTGAGGGGCAGCGGCGTGTCTGCGAAGAGTTTGCAAAGGCAGAGCAAATTCAAATCGTGGGCGAATACATCGACCGGGCAACCTCCGGCACTTCTACAGAACATCGAGAGCAGTTTCAGAAAATGCTAAAGGATAGCAAGAACGGCGGCTGGGATTATGTGCTGGTTTACAAACTCGACCGATTCGCCCGTAGCCGCTATGATAGTGCCATCAGTAAGCAGCAGCTGAAAAAGAATGGCGTAAAGGTATTATCTGCGACTGAACGCATTACAGACAGTCCAGAGGGCATTTTGATTGAAGGTTTGCTGGAATCCATGGACGAATATTTCAGCCGGGAACTTTCCCGAAAATGCAAGCGTGGCATTCGGGAAAGCATTATAAAAGGGCATAATTTCGGCGGTCGGGTCCTGTATGGCTATGACCGGAAAGACAAGCGATTTGTCATCAACGAAGAGCAGGCGGTGAATGTACGGCGGATTTTCAAAAGCTATCTTTCCGGCTGTACGATTCAATCCATTGCAGACCAGCTGAATGCAGATGGATACCGGACGAACTACGGGAACGAATTTAAACGCTATACCGTTTCCGACATCCTGCACAATGACAAATATACAGGGATACACTACATAGACGGCATCGAAGAGCCGGAAACCTGTCCGGCAATCATCTCACAGACGACATTTGAACGGGTAAAGGAAAAGTTGAATCAGTCTGCCCATCGTTCCAGAGAACACGCCACAGGGCATACTTACGCACTGTCAGGGCTGTTGCAGTGTGGTGTTTGTGGAAGATATGTCTGCGGTTCGTCTGTAGAACGGAAGTATTTCTATTACGCTTGCCGGAGCAGGGAACATGCAGAAAACAGCGTACATATTCATGCAGACAAGCTGGAGCAGGTGGTGATAGATGCCTTGCAAACCTTTTTCACAGAAGAGCAGGTTTCCACGCTCGCAGAACGACTGTACCAAATCTATACCACGGATATGGATGGAAAACCAGACCGCAGCAAACGGCTGAATGAGATTGAAAAACAGATACAAGGAACGGTGAACGCTCTGATTGCGTGTCCAAGTTCCAAGGCATTGCAAGAAAAATTGACTCAGCTGGAAGAACAAAAAGCAGAAATTGAAAAGATGCCGATTTTGCAGCCGCAGCTGAAAAAAGAGCATTTTGAAAATTATTTTCACTGGCTGGCTCTTCGGCTGGAGCATATCGAAGACCGTCAGACGTTTTTCCACACTGTGATTCACAAAGTGCTTGTTTATCCAGAAAAAGCAGTTATCATCTTGAATATGATGGATGAAATGGCAGACCCACCAAAGAGAGAACAGGTTGAAGCGTTTATGTCTAATGTAGGGGAAGTATCTTTGTAACCCTGACCGAACTGAACCATCGTGAATCCAAGTCCCTCCAGATTCTGTGACATCTGCACCGCACCCCAACGGTCAAAAGCAATTTCTTTGATATGGAATTTCTGCCCCAGTTCATCGATGAAGTTTTCGATAAAGCCATAGTGGACAACATTGCCCTCCGTTGTTTTCAGATAACCCTGCTGCTCCCACACATCATAGGGAACGTGGTCACGGCGAACTCTTAAAGGCAACGTTTCTTCCGGCAGCCAGAAGTAAGGCAGAACGTAGTAATGCTCATCTTCTTCAGTTGGAGGAAATACCAAAACAAAAGCTGTAATATCCGTAGTGGAAGATAGGTCGAGTCCACCGTAGCAGATACGACCTGCAAGCATCTCTTCATCAAAAGCGACCTTGCATTTGTCCCATTTTTCCATCGGCATCCAACGCACCGCCTGTTTTACCCATTGATTCAAACGCAGTTGTCGAAAAGCATTTTCTTCACCGGGAGTTTCCTTTGCAGAATTACACGCAGCCACCACCTTATCCATGCCGATGGTCTTATCCAGACTTGGGTTTGCTTTTTTCCAAACCTTCGGGTCAGTCCAGTCCTCCGATTCATCTGCACCGTAAATGATTGGATAGAAAGTCGGATCGTGCTTTCTGCCTTCCAGAATGTCCTTTGCCTTTTGGTGAACTTCATAGCAGATGCTGTTGGTGTCTGTACCGGCTGTGGTAATCAGGAAATACAAAGGCTGCATTCTCGCATCACCGGAGCCTTTGGTCATAACATCGAACAGCTTTCGGTTCGGCTGCGTATGTAGTTCATCAAACACAACCCCGTGGATGTTGAAACCATGCTTGGAATAGGCTTCTGCCGAAAGCACCTGATAGAAGCTGTTGGTCGGAATGTACACGATACGCTTTTGTGAGGTCAGGATTTTCACTCGCTTGGAAAGGGCAGGGCACATTCGTACCATATCCGCTGCTACGTCAAATACAATGGCAGCCTGTTGGCGGTCGGCAGCACAACCGTAAACTTCGGCACGTTCTTCACCGTCACCGCAAGTTAATAGCAGAGCAACGGCAGCAGCAAGCTCTGATTTGCCATTTTTCTTCGGAATCTCAATGTAAGCCGTGTTAAACTGACGATAGCCATTCGGTTTCAGAATGCCGAACAGGTCACGGATAATTTGCTCCTGCCAGTCCAGCAATTCAAACTTTTTTCCTGCCCATGTGCCTTTGGTATGACTAAGGCATTCGATAAAGGAAACGGCATAATCTGCCGATTTTTTTATTGTATTTAGAATCTTCTGCCATAAAGCGTGTCGGTCTGAATCTTGCCATTGCATCACCTCCCTCAACAAAAAAGACCTGCCAAAAAGCAAGTCTGTATCATTTATTTTTATGCCCCGGTGGGCTGTTTTATAATTGAGATTCTATTCCTATTGTAACCATGTTACCATACAATTTCAAGTATAGCAAGCGGCTAAATGAACAGAAAAAACGTCGAAATTTCTACGGTTTCTTGTGTACCATACACGAACAAAAACCGGGTGTACGACCGCCAGAGCCTTTCGGCTCCGGCTTTTTTGTGTGGAATTTTGTTTGGTTTAGTTGTACTGCTTCAGCAGAATTGCAAGGGCGGTTTTAGTTTCCGCATCCGCCGGCGGTACATCCAAGCCACGGTCGAAGTTGAAAACCGTTTCAGCATTTCGCCGCAGTGTGATCTTGGAGGCTCTGCCTTCCTCATATCCAAAAATGGAAGGCTCCTCATAGTGTTTCACCCAGTAGTGAAAAGTGCTTGTTCCTACCTGAATTGTTCTTTCTGTCCACATTGTTTTTTCCTCCGGTTTTCGTTGTTTTTGCCTCTTGGCATGATGTATATTACCATAAACCAAAGGAGAAGTCAACGAAATTTCCGGCATATTCTGCACAAAGATGAAAGCAGAAAATTGTGTATGATACCAACCCAAAAAACAAGTCCCACGTTGCCCTGTGTGGGACGTTTGTGAGAAAGGGAAAACCACTCGGAGGAAACAAAACTACGCCAGACAGGGGCAACACAGCGGCTGTACGAGTCGCAGCCCCCTAGGTTGGGGGCTGCTTGGAGCGTGCAGAAAAGCTTACCGTGTGATTTTGAAATCGCCGTAGTAGAAGTGGTTTTTCCTGATGTAATCCGTCA